GAGGATGCCCACTTGGTGGGTAGACCGATAGATATAACTGATATAGTTAAGTACGCAAGTCAGGGAGAAGGCAAATGATATTTGCCATAGGAATTGTGATAGTTATCGCCCTTACTGGATTGCTAATAGTGTTGGAGGATAAGTTAAATGAAGAACATAGATAAGCGAATTGCTTCTGCCAAGAAGCAAGCAGTACATCACCGTAACTACAGACGGGCGAGAGATCGAGCGCTGGTGCAACTAGCGCAGAAATACTCGGTTGAGTACAAGGCTTTACTAGAGAAGGAGAAGGCTAGTGATAAGATACAAGGTAAGAAATGGCTTGATATTAACGGTAATACTGAGCTTACTTTGGGTATTAAAACCCATACATCTATCACCGGAACCAACGGTACTGGTTATGACGGCGAGAACCAAGGCAACAATGGAGGAAAAGCGTGAAAACAAGGCACTTACAGTTAGTTACGCAAGAGCACTTGGTTACACCAAGAACGAGATCAAATGTCTTATCACCTTATGGACCCGTGAGAGCAGGTTTGACCACCTCGCAGATAACCCAAGATCGTCAGCTTACGGAATTACTCAACTCCTTAGAGAGCGTAGTTCACAACCTGAATTACAAATCCTTCACGGTATACGATACGTTGAACACCGTTATCGAGGAAATTCGTGCCTTGCTCTCACCCACAGTAACAGACGAGGCTGGTACTAATGGATAATATGACCGCAGTCTCTCTTTTCGCTGGCGTTGGTGGCTTTGACCTAGCACTAGAACGAGCCGGGATAAAGGTAGTGGCATCGGTGGAAATTGATGTCAAAGCTCGTGGCGTACTCGCTAAACATTTTCCAAACTCAACTTTATTCAATGATGTGAAAGAGGTAACAGGTGAACAACTTATTGCAGCAGGATTTATTCCCGAAAGAGGAATCATCACAGGTGGATTTCCTTGCCAAGATTTATCCGTGGCTGGAAAACGAGCAGGTCTGGACGGAGCACGTAGTGGACTTTTCTGGGAAATCTGCCGACTCCTTGACGAAACAAGATCGCAAGAATTTATCCTCGAAAACGTGCCTGGTTTACTTTCCAGCAATCACGGACGAGATATGGCAACAGTCATCAACGCGCTGGTCGAACGCGGGTATCGCATCGCTTGGCGGGTGCTTGATGCTCAATACTTTGGAGTACCCCAAAGAAGGAGAAGAATCTTCATTGTCGGAAGTCTTGGAAACAACGGGCGAGCACCTGAAGAAATACTCGCTATCACCGAAAGCCGCCGTGGGTATCTTGAGGCGAGCCAACAAAAGGGGAAAATCACTCCCCGAAAAGTTACAGAGGGCGCTGGAGTCTTTGGCCAATCAGGGTACGGAGATTATTCCGAAGGAGTGAAAACGCTGAACGCTTCAATGTTCAAGCGCCCAGAGGATTCAGTTGTTGTGGATTCTTTCACGCCTAGCTCATTCGCTAATTACACCGAGGGAGTAGGCACTCTAAAGAAATCCGGCGGTGATTTAGGGGGGGGCAGCGAAACATTGTTGGTGCACTCCAAGCGAGAGATTACAAAGGAGTAGGCAATCAATATGTTGCAGAAAATAAATTGGTTTACTAAAAGCAGAAGGGCGCAAAACATAAATGATGATGAAACTTGGAACGAGGGGGGGGTGAGTCCGACATTGAACTCATTTGATAACGGCGGGGAAAGTAGAGCAACGGTATTGATATTTGAGAATCGCCACGATGAGGGTGTGCGGATTTCAAGTGATGGGATATGCCCCACTATTAGAACTGCATACGGAACAGGTGGGGGGAATGTGCCGATGGTATTTCCGATAGACGATGCAAGAGAGATTGAGAAGTTTCAGAATGGAACGGGTATTGGTGAGGCAGGTGCGCCCGCTTACACTTTGGATACAAGGCAAGAGTCAGCGGTTGCAGTTGTTGAAACTCTTCAATCGATGGACCACAAAGGTCTTAATCACGAAGGCGCGAGAGATGGGAAGGCGATTGTGACATCTCCGTCAACAGTTCGCAGACTGACTCCAATGGAGTGCGAACGCTTGCAGGGATTTCCGGACAGATGGACAGATGGACAGGCTGATAGTAATCGTTACAAGCAAATGGGTAACGCGGTCGCGGTGCCAGTTGTTGAATGGATAGTTAATCGGTTGGCTGGTACTAATTAGTAATATATGATACACTAAGCTCTCTAACCCTCACCGTTGTTTGCCCTCCGGTGGGGGTTAGTTCTTTGAGTCAGTAGAGTAAAAACCTTGACCTGTAAAGGTAATTGCAGGTGATTCCCACTTACGGTTCATAAGAATATGACAGTCAAAGCAGCTCGGTGTGCGTGCTGGTTCGTGGATACTGCGCTCAATGGATAACTTAGCATCACACTCAGCGCAGAAGTAGGCATAGATCAAAGTTGAATGGCCTCGTTAATATCTAGATATCCTACCAACTTCTCAACCTTCCAGTTCCGAGCAAACTCTGTGGTAGCCGGCATATAATGAGTAACCCACTCTGGCTCTGCCACATCCATTAGGTCAAAAGAAAACACACCTTGTGGTGTGGAGTTAATGTAAAAGGGAATCAAGTCACGCTCGGCAGATTGCGTGATTAGTTTACGGTACTTCATTTCCTCAATCAGTAAGGTTGGGTAATGCGTAAGTCTACACTTTAGTTCAATGTAGTGCGCTGCCTTCTGCGATATACAGTCAAAGGTATTGTAGATACCTGGAGACTTCTCAAGATCCGGATAGAGGCTGCTCTTTAGCAAGTCAAATAGATCTTTTTCTTTCATTAACTCCAAGGGCTTTGACCACCCAACTCTTGCTGTAACTTCCGTAAGGATTGTAAGCATCTACGATCTGCAGTAGATACAGCAGTCTCAAGCAGACCAGCGATCTGTTGCAGAGTAAGGCTTTGGTGGTAGCGCCAGATAAGTATCTGTTGTTCATCTGGATCAATGAGTAAGTATGCCTTCTTGATATCAATTAAGGTTGCCAAGAGGTTGCCACCTTCTGATGGGCTAGAACCACCACGCGGTTGACCATCGTTAATCATTTCTTGTGCTTGTTCTAAAGCGGTACCATCTAAAACTGATGCAATAATAAAAGGTATAAGTTGTGCCAGCGTAGATGTCTCGTAGTAGGCTTCATCGCCCAACTGATAGCCAGACTTTGCAGCTTTTTCTTTACGCGCATAGCGCTCAGCTACACGCTTCATTTGCCAGCCGATCTTCTGCTCGTTATGTCTACGCTGTGTTGTATCTGGTTCGGATAATTGTTCGTTTACATAAACACTTCTAGTAATAGCCCATTGGTAGCACTCTTGTTGTACATCGTTTAGTTCTACAAAATTTCGGTATCTGCGATAGATATTACTAGCAACGCTAGGTGCTATGTCATAGATAGAAGCGTGCAGTTCAGTCATTTATTACTTTTTTGGGATATGGGAGACTAGGCAAAAGAACCTTGCTTAATAAATCTTTTTTATTATTACCTAAAAGATAAAGATATCTATGCTTACCTTCACGTTTTACTGGTTTCCAGCCTCTCTCTTTAGCTTCTTCTTTAGATATGTTATGTCCATTTTGGCGTGGATGTCTCAGTCTTCCATCTGGATCTAAATAAAATGTTGCATTGCCTGAAGTGCCTGAATATATTGCATTTGTTGCTTGATAAATAACTCCAATGTGTCCTTGTGTGGCATCAGCAAAAGATAAAACAGCATTGTAATTTGGCCTGTCTTTTTTGAATTGCCTTAAAACTCTTGAAATAAACCAAGACTCAGCATTTTTAGGAACCTCATCTAATAATACAAGTCTATGTAGTTCAGTAACTGAACGCTTATGTTCTATACCAAATACACTAGCACATACTGCTTCGCTACAAGGAGTCGCAAATGCCAAAACTCCTATAAGATCATTACCGTTCAAAAGTCCATAACACATAGGACCATTGTGTATCCCGTGTGAATAATGGTATTTCTTTACAAATTCTTTTCCTAAAACTGTTGGTATTTTTTCAACACGGTAGTTAAAATTTTGGAGCGGTGAGGTCGGGATTGAACCGCCTTCTTCTATCTGGAACGATAGTTGTTCTGCCATTAAACTATCACCGCAAGTCTTAATCACAATCAGGTACTTCCGTATCCATAGTAGAGGCAAAATTAAGTAATTTAATCGCAAGGAAGTCTATGT